CATAATTCACGCCTTCATGACTTTTTGTATGCTTACAACCGACACTCCTGAATGTTTACTGAAATCTTTGAGAAATGACTTCAACGTTGTCTTGTCCATGCTTTCAGATAGAATGCTCGCAATAATACCTGCTACCATGACTTTTGGAGTATGTGAAAGTTCTTCGTGAGGGCATTTGAATACTTCACGAATTCTGTCGAGAATACGATTTCGTTGTTGTTCGTTGACTGAAAGTCCATTCATCATGCGCTCAGACAGGGACAATTGTGTCATTAATAGCGGATTGTCTTCCAAAATAATACCAAATCTCTGGATTGCTTTGGAAAGACTTCGTGTAGAAACTTTGAGAATTTCAGATATTTCTTCGTGGGTTCGTGATACTTCAAACCGACGACAAGCAAGAAAGAAGCATGCTCCCATCAATGCCCTGCGTGTTTCTCCACGCAATTTCAAGGCATCTTCTTGACTATGAAAGAGAGCACATGCCTCCTGCAAAATTGCCTTTGTGAATCCATGACGATACGCGTAACCATTCATGAGTTCCATTACAGTTAACCATGAACGTTCCGAATTGGATGCCAAGCACCATACTGATAGTCGTTGAATACTTCGTAATTGTTCCGAGTTTGTTTTCTTGTTCATTGCCATACTTCCATAACTTGATTCGGGTAGTAACGAATGAATTGTTAGACCAACACGCGTTGGGTCGTCGTTGCGATCTTCTGTTCCATAATATCTCCATTCTGCTTCTTGTGAAATAAATTGATCTAAAATCATACCACAGCACATGCATACATTTTGACCTTCTTCAATTACAATTTTTGTAGGGGGATGATTACAAGAATTCATTTTATGATTGAAAGAATTCAGTGTATTCATTCATTCGTTTTTATCAATTAATTTTTGAACGCAGTAATTCTAGTGCAGAGTCGTCGTATACAAATGGACGATAACCAACTTGTTGTGGCGGTACAAATGTTGTTTTCGTGACATTCTTGGCGGGTTTTATCCAAGAAACAACAAGGGTACTACCGGATGATATCCATACTTGAAATCCGCGTTCTTCAAGAAATTCCTTGCAATATTGTATTGCTTCTGCATGATTGAAAAGAGGATACCCAAAAACAAATGACGGAACATCAAAAGCAAAGACGGGACTGTCTGGATATTTTGCAGCGTGGGTCTTTAACTGTGCAAACAAGTTGGTGAGAACGGGTTTCATGGCATTCATTTTTATTGTCTTTTGCTGGTCTGTTTGCTTCCATAGATCGCGTGCATTGAGAGACATTTACCTAATCATTACAAAGAAGAAAATAACATGAAAATATTAGCACTCAACGGGGGTGGCATGAGAGGTGCGTTACACGTAGGAGCAATACAGAAACTTTCAGAATTTCATAATGAAAAATACCTATACAAGGTTTTCAACGAAGGCATTTATGGAATTTCAATAGGTGCTATCATAGGAAGTGCCATTGCATTTGGATTTTCGGCAGACGAATTACCAGGAATTTTAAATGAAATTTCTGATATTCAAAAAGTATTTCAATCTGTATCATTGTCTAGCATATTGACGGCACGAGATCGCAAGGGTATGGACGATGGCAGTAGTTTGTTTGTATTCTTGAAGGAAGTATTTCAAAGACATAATCTTGATTTAAGCAGTTTAAAGATTAAAGATGCTCTCGTTCCATTGCACATTATCGCATCTGATCTCACCAACATAAAGGCAGTTCGATTTTCGGGAGAAATTCTCCTGTGGGATGCTCTACGTGCTTCTTTTGCACTTCCATTTGTATTCACTCCGCATCGCATAAAGGAAAAAACGTATATAGATGGTGCTATCATGTGTGAAAATATATCCCTTGCGATACCAAAGAAGGATCGACGAAATACAATGTTTTTGCTATGTTATACTTCAGACGTAAGTGATTACATATTTTTACTTATGAATTGTCGCGCCATACGAGGAATTAAACAAATTCAAGACGCGTATCCTGACAATACCTGTCTTTTGACTGAAAACGAAACTCCTTTATTTTTCCTTAAAAATATTCCAGAAACACTAAAACATCTTCAAGAAACGGGGTATCTGTGCATGAGTGATTTCTTGTCTAGGAACGAGTCTCTGGACCAAGCGCCGAAATAAGGAATTCTCGAAACACGGAAACGTCTGCCGGACCGTCGTAGGTATACAAGTTATTCGACGTTTCAAGTTTATAAGAGGGGTATGAATCAATCTTGTATAATTCACACCTTTTCTTGTCCACGTCACAATTAATCAATTCTATGTGAATGCGCTTTCCACCATACGTATAATCAACTACAAGATCACGAAGACTTTCTACTTTTGGTAGTGCCTCTTTTGAATACGGGCACCAAGACGTATAAAAAAAGTAAAAGGCTGCTTCTCCGACACTCTTCTTTCCTTCTGGGTGTACTTTTGGGAGTTCCGAGATAACTACGCGCGATCCGGGTGGAAATCCACGAAATGCCCAATAAAACCCAACAAAAATGACAAGTATGGCAAATGTAATACCAATTGCCTTTGCTCCCGTTACAACGAGTTCATTTACCATTGTATATTACTGGATAAATGATTGAAGATATTTTTTTTTCGCGTTCATACCAATCACGATATGCCTTTTTCGGGTCTACACCCCTTGCTATTGCCCACATAATTTCATGAGTCTGTCTTTCAGGTTCAAATTGTTTCGGTTTCACGGCAAACCAGTTACCTTGAAAACGAAACATTATATAATATGTCATGTATCGTCGAAAATATATTATTGTTAGCAACTGCTACCGGAGGGTGCTGTGTTTCATGTGCCATGTGTTACTATGGGTGTCGAGACTATATGAACGAGTTGGAAAGTTTAGAAGCGCATCGGGAAACCAACCAGGTTGGCGCCGATACCGAACCCTGCACCCGTACGAGCGGAGGAACCAACAGACGGGGCATATATATCCAGGATGGCAAAGACGGCCAAGGCAGTGAGGGCAACCATGCCAATCTCATCAGCGCGCAGCTTCTTGCCTGGCAGTAGGTAGCACGCAACGGCTACCGCGAGACCCTCCAGGGCATACTTCACGAGGCGCTTCACTAAATCTGCAATATCAACACCCATCGAAGGAGTCGCGGGGGCTTTGGATGTATCTGCCATTTGTTTTATAATTTCATAAAGAGAATTTTTTAATATCTTCCAGAACTGAGGACGCGATATACTAGTTTATGAGTGAGCATCCATACAAGACCAAACACAACTGCATGTGTAAGGGCAACCGTCATGCGAGAACCACCAGGGGGCAGGGACAGAACAACTCCGGGGGTCAGCAGGTAGAATAGTACCGCGGCATACACAGACATTAACCACATGTTTTAATTAACAGTCAAGAAAAAATGTCAAGATAAACCGTCATCTTCGCGTTCATCAAAGTATCTTCTCATGTCTGCGTTCAGTTTTCTATTTGACAATTCAAAAACATCATCCTTGTTTGTTGCAAGGACGTCGCGAATATCTGCAATATCATTTACACATTCGTGTCTGGCAACATACTTTCTATTTGCACGATTGCCGTGCCATAGATGGTATAATGTTCCAGGCGTTGAACATATCTTTGGTAGAATTACAAGTTTCTTCTTGTACTCTTCAAAGGATGGAATAAATGCTGGTTTTAAATATCCGGCAGGAAAATCGACGCCAAGCCATGCGGCAGCAGACATTGTATCGCCGCTTCCAGTTATGGCAACTTCGTAAAATCCAACGCGATTGTACCAAGGTCGTTGAAATGCCCATGCAAAACCAGGGTGATAATTTGAATTAAATCTCAAACTGCGATCCATGAATACAACGGACAATCTTTCCATGACGGACGTTTTATATGTCAAATCCAACCAAGTTGCTACACTGAATGGTTGCAGAACTTCGTGACTATTCAAAAGAGCAGAAGTATCATTGTACCAATTTGGATTATCAAATAAGACATCTGCATCTATAAAGCACAATTTTGTATACTTTGACGGTATTTTCCTTTCCAAAAGTCTACACAGTCTTTCCTTGTGAAACAGATGACTATCTGAACTAACGTGATATGCGTTTTGTATTTCGGGTTTTCTATCTTCAAAAGTGAGTTCAAGAGTATATGTTGGAATGCCTGCCAATTTCAGTTTTTCTAAAATGTAAAAATAATTCATAATCATTCTCTTTGAATTTGATGGATTAAATACAACAATACAAACTGCCATGTCTGTCGTTCTAGGGAGATTATATCGAATATTGTAAATATCTGGAACCGATGAATTCATAAGAGGAGGTTCCTGTTGTGGTTCTATTATGTCATATGCGAATTGTTTTGCACAACAAAGCATTTATTTTACGGCGCGTTTCTATTTTAAGAAAACTGACGTATTTTCTTATAATATGTCCAAGAAAGTAGAACTGCCCACTCACGATGCCGATGGACCCATTGATTATCTCGAAGAGGATCCAGAAATTCCGAATCAGAGATATTGTATTGTAAGTTTTTTATCGCCGGAGAAGATTCTCAAGCAGAAAAATGACTATTATTTTGAAAAGTTTATTCAGTGGATGGATTATGATTGGAAGGTCAAGGGTCTAGAACATCTTGCAGATTATTTGTCCAAAAAGTATTCCATCAAGATTGATGACATTATGAAGGACGTTCATGACTTTGAAAAGACGCATCGCGAAGACATCAAAAAGACGAATGTTCCTGAGCAATATCAAGTGTTTCTATTGAAGCACGAAAAGGAGATTCAAGAAATGTTTGACAAGGAACACAATTATCAGTGCAACGTTCGAGGTGTGAAGGTGCGTCGTGCGTTTCCTTCGTATGAGGAGGCACAACTTTGGTGCAAGGTTCTTCAGCGCAAGTATCCAAAGGATAATTTGATGATTGGTCGGGTTGGTTGTTGGTTGCCTTGGGAACCTTCTGAGCATCTCATGGAAAATGTGGAATATGCCAATGCCCAGTTGAATGAGATTATGCGCCGTTACAAGGAGAATGAGGCAAATAAGGAACTCTTCTTTGCAGAGGAGCGTGAGGAAGCAGTTAAGCGTCAGAAGGAGGAAAATGCCAAGAGAAATTCTGCCTTGGAAGATGCCTCGAAACCGGTTCATCCGTCGGAGGGTGCCATGCGAAGTGATTAAAGACCGCCCTTTTTAACGTGTACAAAGGGTCCAGAAGATTTGCGCACGGCATCCGGAGTATATTCTGCTGCTGCCAACATTGTTGAAGTAAATGGTTTATTGTCCACCCATAGCGATTCTGCACACATGTGAAAGTCTGGGTGATCAGATGCCTTGTACCAGAATACTTGATCTTCTAGTTTGTTGGAAGAACTTGAATTACAAATTACAAGGCATTCATAATTTTCGGTACATTGGTCCATGAATTGGCAAAACATTTCAAATGTGGGAAACATGCCTGCATAGTTTTCATATATTCTCTTGCGATTTCCAAGAATGTTTTCTCGTAGAATGAATACAAAGTCTACATTGGTGCGCAAGTTAGGGGTAATGCCAAGCGGGTATTGCATGGTAATAATTGTCGATAGGTCTACATGGCGTCCGTTCATGAATACGTATCGTGTTGATTCCTCGCGAATCCAACTGGCATCGTATAAGCAGTCGTCTAGAATCAAAAATGCTCTTGGATCAATGCTTGTTGATTTGGAAAGATTTCTCTGTTGTTTCAAGGTAAGTTGACGACGAATAACATTCATGACAATTTCGGGTTTGTACTTGTCGTGAATTAACTTCGAAGGAACTATTTTTTGGAAAAACTCATTGGCAACTTCCGTTCCGGAAATTACCGTTCCAATTGGAAAGCAGTCCTGTGTATGGAACAGAATATCTCGAGTTAAGAAGGATTTTCCCGTGTCTTTTTTACCGATAATGACAATCATGGGAGACTTGTGCGAATCTGTAGCACATCTTTCTTTGAGAACATCCATGTTAAATTTACGGATATTGAAATTCATTGTCTATTGTCTTACATTAAAATAATGGTGAAATATTCATATGTTCTTACTAGTGTTCCTATGAATGCAGGTGATTCACTTCGAATAACTGCAAATATAGTGATTTTTGCAATAATGTACACGTTTGCCGGTGCGGGATTGTCTTATGTAATGTATTACTTGTTTGACGTATTCGGGGAAGAATGGAAGCGAAAATCATTTTCATTTAAAATGACGGATATATTTGTCGAAGTGTCCATGATTGCAGTGAGTGCTTTTTGGGTGAATCGTCTTTTCAACGAATACATTCCCATCATTCCGGTGCGAAGTACGTTAGTTGAATTTGTAAATACATATACTGTTGGATTGTTCTTTATGTTTACCATTTTTCTATTCTTGTCAGATTTGACTGAAAAACTAACCTACATTCATGACTATTTCTTAGAGGATTATTTTGACTATCTATTTCCTGCCGAAGGTTCTATCCTAGACTTTTCCCTGCGATACAGCAAGGAACAGCGTAAAAAGTTTGCCAAGCAAAATAAGAATTAAATACAACAATGCCGAAACCCCTGCATGAATTAAAAACCATGACTATTCCTCTTGAAGTTCATAGATATTCAAATTATCAAGGATTACAGGAGCAAGCATGCAAAGAATGGGGTCTACGAAGAATTCAACCTTATTTTCCGCCTCTTCAAAAACTTTTCAAGTTGGAGAATTTGCGAAATCCGTATCAGTACGGACTGAAGACTCGTAATATGATACAGACAATTAGTGGTCCTTCAAAAATTTATACGGGTGGAAGAGAGAGAGAAGTCCACCTTAAAAAGTCCATGCTGCTTCCATCCTATTCTGTTATGCGAGGGGATTTTGGGGGAGTTGGTCTTCCGCAGACGGACAATTCTCCAATAGAGTACATACAAAATTCTAACAATTCTGCATATATTGGCAGTCTTATAAATTCTGTATTATCCGAGTCGGGGTGCCCGCACTTTCCAGAAGTGTATGGAAGTTTTTCTGGTATAGAAGAGAAGCATGTACTAAACATTTCTGATGACTATGAAGATTTGTGCGAAAGACCTTGGTTTTCTCAAAATATTGGGCACTTTTTCGAACTAAAATTAAAGATTCACGACATTGTCCAACCCATTCAATTAGAAGATACGAGTGAAAAAATTGATCTTGGCATTACTGACATTGAAGGCATTCAACCAAATACAGAAGAGACGCATACCGAAGAAGAAGAGGACGAGGAAGAAGAAATTGACGAGGGAGATTCTACAGATTACGTCTTTGGAATTCATTCATGTAGTTCAGACGGAGAACTTCACGATGATGGTATTGGATTTGAAGACGAAGAAGAGGAACCATTTGCCCATGCCGTGTTTAAAGACTGTCCGATACAGGTTACCATTATGGAAAAGTGTCAAGGAACCCTCTATGATTTGTTCAAGAGTCACTCTGAAATAGAAAAGAGAATTTCTTGGTTAGCACAAGTAGTGTTTGCACTTGCATATGCACAGCGAAGATTTGGTTTTGTACACAATGATCTTCATGTAATGAATGTAATGTATATCGATACGGATAAGGAGTTTTTCTACTATAATATACTTGGAAAAGCATACCGCGTTCCTACATTTGGAAAACTTATTAAAATTATAGATTTTGATCGTGCATGCTTTTCCATCAAACTTCCAAAGATGAAGGAGTCAAAATTTTTCATGTCTTCACAGTTTGAAGAGAATGAAGAGGCAGGGGGACAGTATAATGTTGAACCGTATTACAATTCAAAATATCCGGAAGTAAAACCAAATCCTTCCTTTGATTTGGTTCGTCTGGCAACATCCATGTTTTGGGACCTATTTCCAAAGGGACCTCTTCATGAAGAATACAAGAAGGATAGTATATTTGAGATTTTCATGTCGTGGTTAACTCTTCCTGATGGTTCGTCAGTCTTATTTCGTAATTTAAGCGAAGGCGATACGCATGAACGTTATCGAGGATTTCACTTATACAAGGCAATTGCAAAATATTGTAAGGACACGGCAGTTCCTAGAAAGCAAATAGAGAAGTTTGGAAGTCTATATTTGTTTTCTGAAAAAGTACCAACAAATGAATCTTGTATTTATATAGATGGGTAACTGTTTAAAAAAGCAGAGTTCTACTCTAATTAATGTGAACAATAAGAAAAAGATTACACTAGAATGTTATAAATCTTCTTCTATAAAAGATTTAAAAAAGCATAAACTTCGCGAGATTAAAAACTAGGTTTTCCTACAAACATGTCCTGCACGGAATCAGTAACGGATGACACTACACTTGTCACTGATTCTCCCCCAAGAGCATAGACAATTCCACCTGCACCTGCTCCTGAAAGAAGACCTATCTTGCTAGCATCCATCCATTCAAACGGTCTATTTTTTGTATATCTTTCGACTGCATATACAAGAATACTTCCAACAGCAATTACAAGGATAATTACAAGAACACTTGTATCAATCATTTTATTGATTTTTATCATCTTTTTTACGATTTTAGAACGAGACTGGGCGCTTCGTCTTCTTCCACTTGCAGGTCGACCGTTTCTGGTTCGTCTAGTGCGGGAATATCCAATGTAAGCATCTCGTCAGAAAGTTTTAGTTTCGGAGGTTCTTCGTCGTCTTCGTCGTCTTCGTCGTCTTCGTCGTCTTCGTCAAATCGAACACTTCTTTCTGGTTTTATTTCTTGAATGACTTCTTCCGGTTTCTGAACAGTTTCGTCTGGAGTTGAAAAATACGTCTGAACTATAGACTGCCAGGGCAAGAAGGAATCAAGAACCGTGTCAACAGCATTATCGATAATGGTTTCAATTTCTTTTCTATTCTTTGCCTGTTGCTCTCCAGTTACTCCAATCGTACGATATAGATATGCATATTCCCACGACTTTCGTGCAACTTCCTTGTAGAGTTCATGAATAAATTTTGGAAGAGGGGGTCTCTCGAATTCTACTTCGACGTCATCTCTTGTACTTCTATACTGAACCGAAGCAAATGCGCGAAGATAGGTCAAGAGAACACCAGTTAACAATTCTTCCAAGTATGAACATTTTGAAGCAATTGTAATTCTCTTTACTTCTGCCTGCAACGTCTCTTCATTCCAGGTGGGAATACGAGTCAGAAGGTTCTGAAACGTTTTTAGAGTTTGGTCTCTTTGATTATTTTTTTCGCACACGGAACGAGCATTTTCGTAGACAGACCACATACCTTCAGAAACGTGAGGAAGAATCAACAATGAAAAACGATTTCGTATATGCGTCTTGGCAAACTGAATTTCCTCCTTTAAAGATGTCGCAGACATTATTAAGTATTTCTTATTTTTTAGAGGTACATTGAACGCCATTCTTCGGGTATCTTGGGCGAGACGTCTGTAAGCACTTTTTTTACAACATCTACTGTAAGTTTCATGGGAAATTCAATTGGGACGTAGAACCTGTACTTTTTGGCATTTTCTTCATTGGAGATGCGTATTAAATTGATACGTGATACAACTGCTTCAACGATGCGAATTAGATTTCGCATGCCTTCTTCTCCATTTGAATACTCCTTGATAATGTACTCTGCTGCCTCCTCGGTAGCAGTCAATTCTTCTCGTTTGATACCGGTATTCTTGAGAATCTCGGGCCACACATAGTTTGCTACGATAATCTTCTTTTCATCTTCCTTATATCCGCTACATTGAATTGTCGTCAAACGATCCTTTAGAACGGGATGAACCTTTGTTTCGTCATTGTATGAAAATACAAACAGGCACTGTGATAGGTCAAAGTCAATTCCAGCAAAATAACGATCATGGAAATGACAATTCTGACTGCGGTCTGTCAGGTGGATAAGCATGGATGTAATCTCTTGTCCGTGCGGAGTTTCAGAAATCTTGTCAAGTTCATCAAAGTACAACACTGGATTCATACAACCGGATTGGATAATCGAGTCGATAATACGACCCCACATGGAACCCTCGTATGTATACGAATGACCGGTATAATGTGCAATATCCGTTGCTCCGCCCAGAGAGAAGAATACAAACGGACGGTTGAGGACTTTTGCAATGCCATTGCGTGCAAAGGCAGTCTTGCCGACTCCAGGAGGACCCTTCATAGCAATACAATTACCAATTGAGTCTGGATTCGAAACCCACTGTGCCAAAGTCTGCATAATTTGCAGTTTCGCAGGCAACATTCCATACGTTGCTCGGTCAAGATCTTTTTGTGCAGCATCTAGAAATTCAGAGCATTTTTCCCTTCCATCTGCAATTGTAACTGGCATGGGAACAACCTTGCCAAACGGAATACGGAGTGCACCATCGACCCAATTTCTTAGTTTTTGTGCTTCGCTGCTGTCGGAACCCATTCGATTAATCATGTCAATTTTTCGTATAATTTCAGATTGAATTTGCGGACTCGTAGTCAGTTCCAACGTTTTAAACTTTAGCGGAACTTCCGTCTCTCCGATAATTCCAGAAATCTTCTTCATTTTTTCAACCGTTTCCTTCTTCTTTTTGCGAGTTAGACTCTCAAAATAAGACCTTTCGCGGCTAAATAGTTTGATGGGCAATTCTGACGAATTCTTCTTTCTTTTATCCCGGACGTCATCGTCGTCATCATCACCCAGAATTGTAATAATTGGTCCGTGATTTCCTAGACTTCTCCTGAGAATTTCGCCGATAAAACTTTCACCACTGTCGTCATCGTCGTCTGACTCCTCCTCCTCCTCTTCTTCTTCATCATCTACACGGGCATGAAGGTGAATTTTTACAGAAACAGGGAGGTTGGACGGAACGCTAATTCCGTGAACCCGTGTTGTTGTTTCTTCCTTTTCACTGTTACTGCTAGTTGATGCCGTATATGTGCTATCATCGCTATCCGAAACATCATCAAATAGAGTATCGTCGTCTACCCAACGGACCGTTTCTTCCGTCGTCTTACTTCTCAGATTATATCTTGGTTTCTTCTTATCATCCGAAGGAGGACCTGCTTGACCACTCTTTGTTCGCTGACGACGACGAATATTGTCTGCCATTTCTCTTGCTTTAACACAAGTTTTTCTCCAAGCGATCCATTTTGTTGTATCTATATAATGGAAGAACTTGTCAAGAAGGCGCAAGATCTAATTGACTACGAAGCGGCACATAACCCCGAAATTAAAGAAATTTTAAAGATTGTCGAAGAATTTTTAAAGAAGAAGAAGGTTCTTTGTTATGGAGGAACTGCAATCAATAACCTTTTACCTTCTGAAGACAGGTTTTACGATCCTCTCTACGACATTCCTGATTATGATTTTTACAGCATGGAACCTCAATTACACGCGCTTGAACTTGCTGATAAATTTTACAGTGTTGGATTTCGTGCCATTGAAGTCAAACCGGGTGCACACATTATGACGTTTAAAGTATTTGTAAATTATACCGGTGTAGCCGACATAACATATCTTGAACCGCCTATATTTGAAAAATTATGGAAGGAGGATTTCCACAAGGAGGGAATTCATTACGTGTCTCCAAATTTCCTTCGCATGTCCATGTATCTCGAACTTTCAAGACCACGAGGAGACGTTTCGCGTTGGTCAAAGGTCTACAAGAGACTTCTTTTGCTCAACAAACACTATCCTATCAAGTGTATACCAGAAGAAGGCGGGTTTACGACAATTTCTGATGGCGAACGAGAAAAGATGGAACATTTTTTAGAATCTAGGAATATTGTATTGTTGGGAATTCACGCGGCAGATTTTCATTCAAAGAAAAAGACAAATGTTTGGCAGGTTCCGATTGATATTTTGGTTGAACCAGACAAGTTTGAAAAAACCATTCAAGACTTGTCAGAAATTTTCGGAGAGGGTATTGAAGCAGTAAATAGACCGTATTATGCAGAATTACTACCAGAACATACAGATATCATATACAAGGATTCGAAACTTCTCTTGGTTCGTATTTTCAAGTCATTTGCCTGTCACAGTTATCACAAGGTAAGGGATATTCGCGTAGCATCCATACCGACACTTCTTCAATTCTTTTTTGCGTTTGTGTATGCAAGTTCTCATTTTTTAGAGGGGTTTGACGAAAACAGAATCATTTGCATCTGTCAAAGACTTGTAGACTTGGCGCACTCAGAAGGTAAGCGGCGATTTGAACTCTTGACACCTCTTGATTGTATTGGACACCAAGAGAGTCTTATAGAAATCAAATCAAACAAGGGAACTCTTTACGACAGGACTCCCAAGGGTTCACTTGACTTTCTGAGATTATTCTTTTCGTATAAACCCGGAAGTTACAGCAAGACACAAAAACAAAAGTTAAAGGATAGATTACGAAAAAGCATGAAAAAGGCACATGAAATAGATGAATTAGTAACGGATAAGATTTGAGGACACTCGTACCATGTTGAAAGGAAACTGACCCGAACAAGTTACACAAGGTGCCATGGATATACCAGACATCATGCTTGACATTGGTGCATATGCTCCAGTAGTGTGTGCCATTGCATACAAGTCTGTCGCAGGTATTCCACCGACCGGTGAAGAATTCTTGTCATGAAGAGTTCTGTAATTTTGTAGTATTGCCTGTTGACGGAGCATTGTCGTTACGTCGGATGAATCACGAAGTTGTGCCACAAAATTTTGTGTTTCGTCTTTTGTGTAGAGATAGGAAAGACTATAACAACCTGTAGACATTATTTAATATTTATCTTTAAATTTTTCTCTTTTATAATATACGAAATGAAAAGTTATCTCCCCGTGGTATTTGTAATCATTGCAATTGGTATTCTCATTTTTCTATCGCGACAGCGTGAAAGAATGACAGATGATACACTTGTCCGTTTAAACAAACTAGAAACAACTGATAAAGAAGTAGAAGATCGTTTATCAATTGTCGAAAAAGAACTTCGAACTGCCAAGGAAGAGCAAACAAAGGCAGAAGCACAGGTAAACGCAGGTATCGGTGAAATACAGGCAGTTACTTAATGTTGATTGATCCACCAAGAACTATCAAAATAAGGAGGATACGGTGGAATATCATTTGGATCCCGCTGTGGTTTCTTTTGAGAAAGAGCACGAACTTCATCGGGACTCAAGGCATAATTGTAATATACAAAACTTCCAATCAAACCTTTCCAACCGCCATTGCCAGACACAATTACTGGATGACTATTTTGCAAGGGGAGCGCACTCAATGTAACATTCTTGTATAAATAACCATCGACATATACTCTCATGGCAGTTTGATGAAGGGTAACTACAAGATGGATGAGTTTCCCGGCAGGTAAATTATATATTACAATTTTTCCTGGTTTGTCTCCTTGGTACGTGTCTTGTAAAATATGTATTTCATTACGTCCCTTTCTGAGAGTTACCGAAGGAGACTGCATGGACAAGTCTTCAGGACCCTTTACAAAAATTACAGGAACTGCACTGCCTTCGTCATAATCATTGACGACAATCCAAGCAGCATATGAAAATTCAATGCCTTCTCTTTCATTCTGTGACTTTGGAATATCCTTGTCCAACTTTAGGTAGTCTCTACCCTCGTGCAAATTTCCTACAAGTTCTACACTTGTTTTCCACGGCGCGACAGACGATGAAGAACTTGTTATTCCTCCGCCATAGGTGAGTTCATAGATTATAATAATGACAATTCCAACGACGATAAGTGTCATTAATGAAAGTAGAATTGTTCGGATATCTACCATTATTAAAATGTATATTCTTTAATTTGCTTGCCAGATTTGTCTACCAATCCAAACTTTACCGAGTATCCAAAGAGAGGTTTTGACGGCATTGCCTGGTAGTTTACTCCCGAAGTTCCCTTGGCACAGAAACTTTGTGCATCTATCGGTTTGAGTGCTCTTGAAAAGTGATACAGGTCAATGACGTTTCCAGAGAATCCTCCGCCAGGCATGATTTCCAAATTCCCCTGTGCAGTCTTTGGTACACCTGGTAGTAAGCAGGAGCGGACTAGGAGACCATCCTTGTAAATATCAACATTGCGTCCGCTCACAGACAGGGACACGCAAAACCAAGTCTGTAGAGGAACATTTTTAACAATGCAGGTATACGAATCGTCAACTGCAGACCCGTCGCCATCTGCTGATGCAGGGGCACTTTCCATAGTGTCTCCACTGTTTCGTGAAAATATGCCAATCTTGACACACAAACTATTTTCCGTGGGATGTAAAAACACGTACGGATTATCTCCTCTCTTTATTACAGGTTTTTCTTGACCATATCGCGTGTCCCAGTCTTGAATGTACATCCACCACTGGATACCGTAATTGCCTCCTCCAGATCCTCCGCTAGGCGGTACTACTCCGCCGGGAATCACCTTTGGATCATTGCTAGAAGTTGGAGTACTTGAAAGATTTCCACTAGACGTTTGATCCCCCAAAACACCCTGATATATAAAATATATTCCAAATGCAAGCAAAACAACAATGCCCGCGTACGTTAAAAAGGAAACAAGGCGACTTGTAAAAGGGACATCTGTACTTCTGCCAAAGTAGTAATATGCCAATCCGAGCAAAAGAACACCGGATACAACACCCGTGATTATTAAACCAGTATCACTCATTATTCTAAACGAGGTAAAAATGGATGAAGAAACCTATTGGGTTAAGGTAGTAACTGTAAAATGTCTGCAAAATCATTAATCTTTTGTAATAACTGTGGCGTGTCTGGACACACATTTAAAGATTGTAGAGACCCCATCCTCTCCTGCGGAATTATACTACTTCGAAACAGAAGGACACATGGACCTTCTCCGTTACCGATTCAGTTAAACGATTTGGAATTACTAATGGTTCGACGAAAGGATAGCATGTCGTACACTGAATTCATGAGAGGCAGATATGAAACAACCAACATTGCCTACGTAAAGAAACTTATTGAAAACATGACAATTACAGAATTGTCAAGACTTCGCAAGGATACATTTGAAAGTCTTTGGGATAAACTATGGGCATCTCCTGAGAAGCACGAACACGAATTTAAATTGTCTAAATCAAAATACGATAGTGTTCGGGAACACTTGTTTACAACAAATACTATATATAATGAACCCGAGTGGGGGTTTCCAAAGGGTCGTCGTCTAAAATGTGAAACGGACGGACAATGTGCTGAACGAGAATTTTATGAAGAAACAAACATTCCTCGTTCTTCATACATTATCGTGTCGGGGGTTATTCTAGAAGAGACATTTCGAGGAACAAACGATGTTCCTTACAGTCATAGATATTTTGTTGCGCTTTTGAAAAATCCAAACGAAATTGACATTCATCAAAAGTTTACTCTTATGCAACGTCGAGAGATATCTGCAATTGGTTGGAAATCGCTATCTGATTGCGATTCCTTGACACGACCACATTATATAGGAAGAAAACCAATGCTTCTACAACTGGCAAAAATCTCGGAAGCATTTGAAGTTAATATGCCTCGCGAATAGATAATGAGTGTATTTTCAATTCAAAGCGTACAGGAAATTGCCGTATACATTGGTATAGGTCTCGGGATATATGTTTTTTTCTTTTTGCTTGGAATGGGGTTTTCTTCCTTGATATCATTTCAACATTGTGGCAAGACAGATACTGCAAAACATGCAATAGAGGGTTCTATATGGGCAGCATATCCGACATTGGCGTGGTTTCTGATTCGTCCTCTTGAATTTGTTCGGCAGCATTTTGATCGTTTTTACTTGAGTATTGACAGCGCCGGGCAGTCACGTGCCGGTTGGATATCTGTGGGGTATGTTTTGATGCTTGCTTGCTTGATGGGAATTTACAATCTCTCTTCAAGAACCACTTCAAACGTCTGCATTCCGGATATAGATGAAGCAACGTTGTTTAAACAACAAATGTTAAAGAGGCAGCAGGAAAAGGAGGAAAAAATAAAGGAAGCACAAGAATTAACACCTGTAGTATCTAAAGTTCAATAAAGTAATGAACTATCAGATAAGAAACAACTGCTAAAATAAATATCCAAAACCAGAGTGGAAATACAGTTGCAGTTTTTCTTCCCGCTCCGAATTCGCGAACTCGTTTTCCTTCAAAAACCAATGCAGGTTTGAAATACAATAATGCAGATACCATGAATAAATAAATAGTTATCATCCATACTCGCGGATCCTTGTCGAAATTCAATGATGCCAACATTGTAAATTGCATGTATTATTTTTACACTTATTTACAATGAGCAGTTTCGTCCTGCCCAATAGAAAGACCTTTGCCGACTATATAACTAGAATATTTCTAAAATACCGCAAATTAGACGGAACAGATGATGATGAAGGTGTCGACAAGTGTTTGCAGGCAGGTCAAAAAACACGCGAATTGCTACCTTACCAAAAACTTATACGAGACTATCTGCAGATTGAAACACCATATCGAGGTGTTCTTGTATATCACGGTCTTGGTTCTGGCAAGACGTATTCTGCGATAGGCGTCGCGGAATCGCTTCTCTCAAACAAGAATGTCTATGTTATGCTGCCTGCTTCGTTGCAGTCAAATTTTCGTCAAGAAATTCGGAAATCGGGAAATTCAATTTATACACTGAACAATTATTGGGAGGTTCGCATCATTCGTAGCGATGCCGAAAAACAACCTGCATTAGCACTAGGTATTTCTGATGAATTTTTACGAAAACAAGGGAGATACTTTGTAACAGTTGCAGGAAGAGAGAGCAACTACAATACTCTTCCAACTGATATTCGCAAGGGTATAGAAGACCAAATTTCTGACATTATTGATAATCGTTATACATTTATCAATTACAACGGTCTCAATAGTGAGAGTGTAAAACTTATCGTTCCAGAAGAAGATCCGAAAACATCGAAAAAGTTTGACAATTCTGTTGTCATTATTGACGAAGCACATAACTTGATTTCACGAGTCATTAATCGCTCTGAAATTGCACGTCGATTATATGATGCCATTTATTATGCAAAAGACTGCAAGGTAGTTCTTCTTTCAGGAACACCTGTGATTAATCGTCCAAATGAAATTGCATTTTTAATGAATTTATTACGAGGACCCATTGAGCGTATTATCCTACCAGTGAAGGAGATAACTTCGTGGGACGAAGCAGGGATGACGTCTTATTTCAAGAAAATGCCTGAAATTGACAATATAGAATTCAATAGCATAAAAAGACTTGTATACATTGTTCGTAATCCACCGCATTTCAAGACAGTCTATTCGTCTGCTGGTGAAAGAATTGCCGTTCAGTACGACGAGAGTCTTTCTTACAAAACTGCAGGGGATTGGGTAGATGGAATTCGTCAGACATTTTCTGCTTCGTTTCCAGGGGGTGTTCTTTCTGCAAGAGAATACATTCAAACAGAGTATCTAGAATGTCTACCAACAAACTTTCAAGAATTTGTAAATACATTTGTTGACGGACTTGAAATTAAAAATTCATTAATGTTTCAAAAGAGAATTCAAGGTCTTGTTTCCTATTATAAGGGTGCTGATGAACGCATGCTTCCCAAGAGAATAGATGATGACAAGATGCTGGAAAGGGTTGAAATGTCTAGCGACCAATACAATCGTTATCTGGAAGTACGCTGGAAGGAAATACAACAAGAATCAAAAAAGGCACTCAAGGGTCCAACTGCCATGAATGAAGACTTTTCATCATATAGAGTAGTATCTCGACTAGTGTGCAACTATGCCGTGCCTCCAGAAATGCGCGAAGACGTTGAAGGACAGGCGGACGAAAATAAGGAAGGCGACAAGAGTAGAATTCTTGCAAGACTAAAGGAAAATCCAGACAAATTTCTTCGTGATGCCGGTCTTGCAGTCTATTCACCAAAACTACAGAGACTATTACAAAATGTCAAGACAAATGACAAGAAGAATCAATTCATTTATTCTCAATATCGTGAATTAGAAGGTCTTGGAATATTTGGAGCAATTTTGGAAGCAAACGGATATCAGCAGTACAAGTTGGTTCTAGATAATGGACGGTATCGCGAAGATCCGTCGCTGGATCCTGAGAAACCATCCTTTGCATTCTACACTGGCAAGGAAGATGTCGTGGAAAGAGAACTCATGAGATATATATTCAATGAAGAATACTCATCCATTCAAACAGAGTATCCTCAACATTTTGAAGGTATCAAGAGTAGCATAAAGGCAAGACTTTGTATACTCATGGCATCTTCAAGCGGTGCCGAAGGTATCAATTTAAAAAATGTGCGTCATCTTCACATTATGGAACCCTACTGGAATCCAGCAAGACATGACCAAGTTATCGGTCGTGGTATTCGACTATGCTCTCATGCGACAAGACAAGTGATAACGGACGGAGTCGTTACAACAGAAGTTGTCCCGCAAGAAGAACGAACTATTCGTATTTCTTTTTACATGTCTGTTTTTTCAAAAGAACAGGCAGAAAGCGTTACAGCACCCAACATTGTTGCCATTCGTCGTGCAGACAGTCTGCCAAAGAGATACGACAATCCAGATGCCATACGCCCGCCAGAAGCATTCATGACGAGTGACGAATTTCTTTACAATATTGCATATGAGAAGGGACGCCTCTCTTCTGCCATTGTAAAACTTTTAAAACAGGCTGCCGTCGACTGCGAAATTCATCGTAAACTTCATAGTCGCGAAAAACCAGTTATTCAGTGCTTACGATTTGACTCACAAGCAAAGGGGGAAGACGTTGCGTTTCATTCCGATATCAAGGATGACGAGCGTGATGCGTCGTATCTCAGAAACCTCATGAAACGAGGTCGTAGATTACAACGAATCAAAATCAAGGAAATTGTATTTTTAGTAGATCCAGACAGCAAGGAAGTATTTGACGAACCTGCCTTTGGAGACGCAAATAGACTTCTCAAACTTGGTACTCTAGAACCCGATCGTATCAAGTTTTTTAACTACTAGGCGATGACTTTGAGGAAGAAATGACTGACTCCAGGAAATCGTCACAGATACGAGACCACGGGCGCTGCTGTGCAACCGACGCGCATCGAGCAGCAGTCATTGGGTCCTTAACAAGTGTCATGCATCTCTCCATGGCATCCGTTACCTGCTCTGCCGTTACACCATGCTCAATACTGCCCACACCAGCATTCATGGGTAGATAAGAGTAATGCGACGGAGGCATCAAAACACCCACCTGGTCCGTCATGAATGACCGATATCCGCCAATGTCAAGAACCACCTGTGGTGCACCAGTTGCCAAGTGCTCCAACTGGCATAGACCAAACCCTTCTCCATTCGCAGTGTTTACACCAACATCTGCTGCATTATAAATCTGATTGATGGCATCATCACCAATAAATATGGCAGGGGGTGTCGTGTCAACACACACAATTCGAGTTGAATACTTGAACGTATCAAGATCGTTTCTCTTTAGTTCTTCCATGAAAATGGACATTATATTGTAGTGACCGCCGGCATCTGGACGCATAGACGTTACAAACAGCAGGTATAGAGGAGCATCGGGGTACTTCTTTAGAAGACGAACAAATCCCATGACTGTTAGATCAAGTCGCTTTCGCTGTGAATTGCGATTCATATTTAGAAATACAAGCGCATCGGTTGGGATATTCAGAGACTTGCGAGCATTTAGACGCTCTACATCCGACAGTCTCTTGAAAACAAGAGGATCTACACCATGCTCCAGAACGTCAAACAGGATGTTTGAAGTATTCAAACGAGACTTTAGGTGGTCGCGCCAAGAATCCGTAAAACAAATAACGCGATCTGCGCTATTCTCAATATTGCGCAAAAGACCCATATCAGATCCCTCGTATACCTGATCTAGATATACCCAAAGTTTGAACGTCTTTTCAAGATCCTTAACGGCAGACAAAAACTGATTCACAACAATTGGATCATTATAAATCATGACAATATCTGGATTTACAGTTTCTACGTATTCCTTGAAGCAATTAAAACCAAATCCCGCCTGCTTTGGATTCTCGTTTGCGGCAGCATCAAACTGAATAACATTGGTTAGAGGGCGAGCTGGTTTCGGAAGGGTCACTGGTGATCTTTGAAACCCAAAATGAAATACCTTGACAAGAGGATGCAATGTTGCCAACTGCTTCAAAATGTTATAGGATACCTTTGAATACCCCGTAATCTGTTCAGTATGCGTGGATACCAACATGAAGCGAATAGGTGCCATTTTGTATATATACAAATTTGTTATGTGTAAATATAATGAGCGATCCTTTACAGAACTTAAGTCCGTGTCGACCTTCTACAAAGATATACAATAATCGTTTCAGTAGTGCTTCTGAAGTGACAGAATATCTGAAGCGCAAGACAACATTTAATTACTATAACAATTACACGGCATCTCAAAAGGATGCATATAGTTCAACATACACCACCTATCTTGCTGGTTCCATTTACAAGGATCCAACGTCTTCTGCAACGTGCTGTCCTAGCTCGAATTCCATCGTTCAAAGACCAGAAAAGAGAACTACTGCCTTCCTAATGAACAAATGGGTACCTACTTAAAAGGAATTTTCCTTCATTTTCGGTATCTTTGTATATTGTCCAAATCGATCCATATAGGGTACTCTTGGTATCGGATATAGATCGACTATAGATGCGTTCTTTGAATTCAGATAACGAACTGCCATTTTTCGAGTCGCACTTCCTATCCAATCATAACCATACCGAAAACTCATGTAAGCATGTATAATGACAAATGCCAGTAAAGTAAAAATAATAATATACGGAATCCAAGAATACATTATTCATACGATATAGAATAAGATGCCTGGTGGCTTGATGCAATTAACGGGTATAGGTGCCCAGAACGTGTTTGTTAATGGAAACCCATCCATGTCTTATTTTTCCAAGATGTACAAGAGATCTACAAACTTTGCCATGGAACATTTCCGTCTAGATCCTCGCAATTCCACAGACACAAACCTTGCTGCTGCTACAAAATCTACATATCGTTTCAAGGTATCGCGCTATGCAGATCTTCTTCACGACTGTCACCTCTGTGTAAATATTCCAGATATTTGGTCTGGGTTATCCGTTGTTGATCAAAACGGCAATGCAAAACCTTTTTTGTTTCAGTGGGTTCGCAATCTGGGGTACAATATGATAGAAGAAGCATCTGTAATTATCAATGGAAGCGCGGTTTCGACCGTTACAGGTGAATGGATGAAGATCCAGTCTTATTTGAGTCAAGACAAGACGAAGCGTGAATTGTTGGATCAAATGGTTGGAAACACGCCAGACATGTACGATCCAGCAAATGCGCCTGGAAGATTCAATCAATACCCGAATGCGATTACGACTCCGACTATACCCATTCCAGGACCGTCTATACGAGGAAGACAGTTGGTTATTCCTCTTTCATTTTGGTTTTGTACGGAAATAGGTCAATCCTTGCCTCTTATTGCGCTATCACTTTCCGAAGTAGAAATATCAATAACATTTACAAACATTTATAGTCTCTTTACCATCATGGATGTAGAACCAACGTCTCTTACATATGGACAGCGGATAGTTGGTGATCCAGGAAATTCAAAGGCAAGTATTTCAAACTTCTTGTCGTATCCAGATGTTCAAGGAAATCCTACAAATTCAGATCTTCAAAACTGGAATTTGACACCATACATTGAAGCAAATTACATATTTGTAACGGATACAGAACGAGCAAACATTGCGGCATTTGAGAGAACATTTTTAATGACACAAGTGCGGTATGTATTTTTTGAAAGACAGTATGGATACTATGAAACACCAATACCCATGTTCAATCTATGTACCCGAATTGTTGCCCTGTTTCAGCGAATGGACAGAACGCTCTTGAACGACTGGGATAACTATACAAACTGGAATGACATTTTTTATCCGCCAATCGACAATACATTAATCCCGATAGGAGCAAATAATTACTATTCAACGGGGGCACAACTTCCAAACAATATGATACAGCAGGATATTCTACAAGAGGCAAGTATAGTATTTGATGGAAAAGAAAGAGAAGTTACAAAAAATGTCAATTTTTATAGAGAAATTGAAAATTTCCAGTACTCAAAGGGCGATACAACTAGTCTACCTGGCATTAATTTATACTCTTTTGCGCTAAATCCCGACGAAATAACACAACCTTCTGGAAGCGTAAACGGTTCAATGTTCAACAAGACAAATTTACGGTATACTTTATTGGTTCCACCAACCGTTGCAACAGGGGTCATTACTCAAACACCCATCTGCGTTGTAAAGTCTACAGTATTTAGTCCAAATCCAATTCCGGTTCCTGCAGGGGCAACCCTGTCCCCTGCGCCAGGTGTTCCTCCGCTCATTTCTCCAGGCGAAGTCATACAAATTTATCCTCAACCAACTAATCTTGATATCCAATATGGCGGGTATCTAACAACTGTATACATTGAATCATATAACTTTCTAAAAGTTACGAACGGTCAAGCTAATGTCGTATTTAATACATAATGAATTCTTTGGACCCCATACCCGATATTGCTCCTGAAGAAAAACATCAAGAGGAGGATGCTCCATTGGCAACAAGTCCGAATTCGGCACTTCTATACATTGGAGTTACAATTCCATTAATCATTGCCTACGCAATTGCATGGACTTCTTTAAAATTCATCATAATTAATCGGATCCCTGTTCTTTCTCAAAATTCTGCCTTTTTGCTATTTCTTTGGCTTGTCCCCGTGTTTGGTCTTGTTTCATCTATTCTGTTTCCAACACTGGGAGGGACTTTAGGGTGGTTAATTGCTCTGGCAGTTCTTGCGGGACTTCCAATAATGGCATCGATTCCGTTTGCTCTAATTTTTGGGGTTGGGTCTCCAAAAGTTCTTTCATCGCAGCAGTAGGGTTATCAAAATTCCTAAAAAGAATTTGCTGTACTTCTGCAGGGGTCCACCTGTAATCAACTTCATCGCGGTTCCATAAGTCGTCCTGCATTACATTTGTTATATTATAAAATCCACAAATCATTTCACGGAGAACATTGCGATTACACTTTTTAAATTCTATAATCATGTCAATTCGCCCAGGACGTACAAGTGCCCTATCAAATCTTTCTGGAAAGTTTGACGTTACAATGATGATACGTCCGGAGGACTCTAGCGTACCATCAAGAAGATTCAGCAAGAAGGAAAGGTCAATTGGATCTTTTAACATATCCTCGTCTTCGATTACAAAGGGATCATTTGGTTTTTCAACAACAGGTTTCTTCCACTCGCGTCTCAATAACACATCGCCCATTGCGTCCGCGTCTTCAATGATATACAGGCGTTCATTCACAGGAATTGTATACTTCTCCAATGTACTACCATTAAATACGTGAATTTCGTCACTAAAGAAAAGATGCCGTAGTTGACTCTTTGTCTTGATTTCTGATAGTTGAATATTTATAGGATGTCTATGAGCAACATTTGCAATTGCTTTAATCTCAGAAGTCTTTCCTGTTCCAGGAGAACCATGAAACAAAAACCCAAGAGTATACGGAATACCCTTCTTTTCATACCATGTTCGATTATTCAAAAAGAAATCGACTCTTCTTTTTACAATTTTCTGTTCCTCAAAGTATACATTTTCAAAGGTCCGTGTAGTTGAAAATCTGTGCTTACTGTACACTAAAAAGTCTTTTGGCAGCGGATTCTGATTCTTCTTTTTCTTGTTTTCTACAACCTGGTCAAAAAAGTAAAGATTATTTCCAAGTTTATTTAACATTTTTCGTTCGTAATCTTGATTACACGAATCAATGAATTTCTGCAGCGCGTGTATATTTCCGTCATAACAGAAAATCTCAAATTTTAAATTCTTGATATTTCCGTCTTCTTGCGGTTCGACGTGTGTCATTTTAAAATATACATCTTCATCAATTTTTACAGGTTCAAATTCGTTTGGAAGGTAGTCGTGGTTTGAAATTGCCAAAAGTTTTTTAATATTCAAGGACGATACAACGTAGTGAATGATGGCATCCATACGTGTAACAAACGCAGGCATTACTCCGTTCTTTGTAGGTTGCGGAGAAGTACGATGACACTCAATTACTGCAGATGGTTCACGAGTGACTGGTTTTGAATCTCCACGAATCTTTTCGCGAAGACAGGGTAACCGTCTGCGCATCCATCCAGACCACACAGGATATGATTTTATAATTTGTTCATAGAGATTCAATGTTATAAAATTAAAAATGGGTCCATAAGACCCACCTGCGTTCATTAGTTGAAGAGACATGGATGTTTTAATCATTTCATGTGGATTCAACATTTTATATAAAAAACATTGAATGTTTAAACCGCAAGACTGTCAAATGTTTTCGAATTTGAATGAACCGGTTTTGAACGCTTCAAACGAAGTTGCTGAGATGCTTTATCCACTGCCTCTGTCGACAGTGCAACATAGGACTTGATATCTCTATTTGTTGTTTGAGTATTGACAGACGGTACGTAGAGACGAATTGGTGGCAGTTCAAGTTGAAGAGGTTTTGTTCCGTTCCAAACATACTCTCTGAACTGCTTGATATCTAGACTGCCTCCAAACATGCGAAGAGTCCTGCGATCCGGAGCATTCATTAAATCGCGCGCCGTGTATAATTTCGAATACAGGGAACGAAGAAGACAGTGTCGATGCCATTTTTGAGAATTTGTCAATTTTGGTTCTGCGTAAATGTATGAGAGAGCACATTCTGGACTACAAAAATTGCCCTCTGCCGTATAAAAATTATTATAAAAATCGTAATGAGTTGGAATTATAAATGAAGTCCAATCAAATGCATGACAGCACCAAAAACAGCACGTCCCCTGCGGATATTCCGTTTGTAGATGAATCTTTGACATGAGTTCGTGAATAATGGATTCATCGTAGGAATTCTTTGGCATTTCCATTTCCTTCAGAATATCAGAATAGACTGTCCCAGGGTTGTTAACAACCGGAACCTGTATAGGTTGTTCCTCCTTGAAATTCTTTCCAAGTTTCAGAAAAAATATAACGGGTGGAAATTCAATCTCCGCTGCTTTTTGTTTTTTTGCTCTAGGCATTTTATATAAATTTGTTTTTTCCGTGTAAAACGGATAATTTGTTTTTTCCATTCTTAAAAATACACAGATACAATGGCAGAATCCTATAAAAAGCATACGCATCGCGAACACATCTTGTCTCTACCCGATACCTATATTGGCAGCATTGAAAATACTCACGAAGATTTCCATGTAGTTGAAAATGAAAAGTTTGTTCTAAAGAATATTGAATTTAACCCTGGTCTATATAAATTATTTGATGAAATTCTAGTCAATGCACACGATCATGTCGTTCGTACAAGACAACGGAGTCTCGAACTCGTAAAGAATATTACGATTGAAATTGACGGAAACACAATTACTGTTGAAAATGATGGAGAAGGCATTGATATTTTACAGCATCCAGAGTATCGCGTTTGGATTCCGCAACTCGTGTTTGGTGAACTTCTTACTTCTACAAATTACGACAAGGAAGAGAAAAAGTTGGTAGGAGGCAAGAATGGATATGGCATTAAACTTGCCAACATCTTTTCCAAGAAACTTACCATTGAAACTGTAGATCGGAAAACTGCAAAAAAGTATACTCAAACGTGGACAGACAATATGACTACAGTTGGAGTTCCCAAGATTACGTCGTGCAAGAGCAAACCGTACGTGTCTGTTTCATGGGTCCCCGATTTTGAAAAATTTGGTCTCCATGGAATTACTCCAGATATGCTATCCATCTTTCGTCGTCGCGCAACAGACCTTGCCATGACAGTTGGAAAAGAGGTCAAGGTATTTTGGAAGATTGGTGAAGAAAAGACACTCATCAAGTGTCGTGACCTTGCAGTGTATGCCGGAGAATACCTAGAGGGTCCGGTTGTACACTACTCTTGCGACCGCTGGGATATTGCAGTTGCAGATTCTCCGACGGGTTCGTTTCTTCAGGTTTCGTTTGTAAATGGTATTTGGACATCTCGCGGAGGTACACATGTTGACAATATTGTTAATCAGATTGTATCTCACATTATTGAATATCTGGATACCAAGAAGAAGATTAAGGTAAAACCATCGACTGTGAAGGAAAATCTTGCGATATTCATTTCGTGTCAGATTGAAAACCCCTCCTTTAATTCACAGACAAAGGAGATGTTGACTACAAAATCTGGTGCTTTTGGTTCCCAGTGCAAAATTCCAGAGGACACGCTGAAAAAGATTCAAAGTAAACTTGAAATCGCAGACAAGTTGATTCTTGTGCAGCGAGAAAAAGACGAGAAAGATAACAAGAAGAGTGATGGAAAAAAACAATCAAAAATATACGGCATCCCGAAACTTGATGATGCTGTGTGGGCTGGAACGACCAAGTCAGCAGATTGCACCCTCATTCTCACCGAAGGAGATTCAGCAAAGGCAATGGCTCTATCGGGGCTTACGAAATCTCAGCGAAACACTTTCGGCGTGTTCCCTTTGCGGGGGAAAATTATGAATGTCAAGGATTCCAGTGCTGCAAAGGTGGAAATGGTCAAGGAGATTGCAGAACTTAAAAAGATTCTTGGATTGGAATCTGGAAAAAAGTACACGGATGTTCGCAGTCTTCGTTATGGACGCATTCTCATCATGACTGACCAAGACTATGACGGGTCGCATATCCGTGGTCTGATTATCAATCTCTTTCATGAACTTTGGCACGAACTTGTATCCATTCCTGGATTTCTAGCATACATGGCAACTCCGATTGTCAAGGCAACAAGGGGCAAGGAAGTTCGTACATTTTATACACAATATGAATACGAGCAATGGAAGAATACCGAGCGCGGTTGGACGATTCAATATTACAAGGGTCTTGGAACGTCTACACGAGACGAAGCACAAGAGTACTTTAAAACTCTAAACATTACTCAATTCAGATACACTCCAGATAGCGACCCTGCAATTGATTTGGCATTCAACAAGGAACGTGCAGATGATCGCAAGACTTGGTTGCAAGGGAGAGATCCCGCAGGTATTTTGGTACCGCATACCGATCACTGCCTTCCTTATGATGAATTTATACACAGGGATCTCATTCACTTTTCATACTACAATTTAGAACGATCCGTGCCGTCCATCATGGACGGACTCAAGACTTCACAACGAAAGATTTTGTTTGGATGTCTCAAGCGAAATCTAACATCAAAAGTCAAGGTGGCACAACTTGCAGGGTACATTGCGGAACATTCTGGTTATCATCACGGCGAAGC